TACAGAAACAAGTTTAGATACAACGCCTCGGTTTACCCACGTTATTAATATGAACGGTAATGATGTCCGTAAATTACAAGTTTCTGGGTTTTATCGCGATATTGATTTGATGGAAGACGAAGACCCATCAGGTACAGAAGCTGGGGATAAAATACAAGAGTTAACGGGTTTTCGTAGAAACGCCCAAGTTAGCGATGTGTTTTCTATTTTAGAAATGCACGTTGATCTTGACCTTCCTGGGTTTGAAGACGAACAAGAAGGGGAACCAACGGGTATTGCGCTTCCTTATATCGTTACGATACACGAAGAAAGCCAAGAAATTTTATCTATTCGCCGAAACTATAAAGAAAACGACGTAGATAGGGCGAAAATAAAATACTTTACACATTATAAGTTTCTTCCTGGACTAGGCTTTTATGGGTTCGGACTTGTCCATATGATCGGAGGTCTGACTAAATCAGCTACTTCAATTTTGCGCCAACTTATAGATGCTGGCACACTGGCTAATTTACCTGCTGGGTTTAAAGCTCGCGGTCTTCGTGTTAGAGACGAGGACCAACCGCTCCAGCCAGGAGAATTCCGTGACGTTGATGCTCCTGGAAGCTCGATTCGTGAGGCAATTATGCCCCTGCCTTACAAAGAGCCATCGGCAACGCTCCTCCAAATGCTAGGTGTGCTCATCGAAAGCGGCAGACGTTTTGCGTCCGTCACGGATCTAAATATAGGTGAGGGTAGCCAAGCTAACCCTGTTGGAACAACTATTGCTTTATTAGAACAAGGTACTAAAGTTCTTAGTGCTATCCATAAACGGCTTCATTATGCGCAACGCCAAGAGTTGCGTATTTTAGCAGATGTTGTTCGTGATTATTTACCTGCCGATTACCCATACGAAGTAGAGGGGTATGATACTGGCGTAAAACGCGACGATTTTGATGAACGTATTGATGTTGTACCTGTAAGTGACCCTGCTATGTTTAGCATGAGCCAGCGAGTAACTTTAGCTCAAACGCAATTACAGTTAGCGCAATCTGCACCTCAACTACATGATTTACATGAAGCCTATCGCCGTATGTATTCTGCGTTAAACATTCAAAACATAGATAAAATTCTTCCACCTAAAGACGAACAAGCTCCAAAAGACCCTGTGTCTGAAAATATTGATTCGCTTATAGGTAAACCGCTAAAAGCGTTCCAAACCCAGAACCACGATGCGCATATCGCTACCCATTCGGCGTTTATTCAAGACCCGAATATTCAAAAGAATGGTGTTGCTGTACAAGTTCTAATGGCGCATATGCAAGAACACTTAGGTATGAAGTATCGCCAACAAGTTGAACAAATACTTGGCGCACCACTACCACAAGAAGGTCAAATTATGTCGCCACAGCAAGAAGCACTCTTGGCTCAAGCGACAGCCCAAGCTACTCAGCAAATTAGCCAAATGGCGCAACAGGCCGCAGGAACAGGGCAATTTGATCCGATTGTTAAACTTAAAGAACAGGAGCTACAGATACAGCAAGCTGAAGTACAGCGTAAAGCTATGGCTGATCAACAAAAAGCTCAACTTGATGCGGCTAAACTGCAACAAGACGCTCAACTTAAACGCGAAGAAATTATGTCTGATGAAGATATTGCCGCCCTTCGTGCTAATGTAACTCTCGCTACAAGGAGAAATTAAAATGGCTAACGATCAAAAACTTCGTGATTATTTTTATGAAAGCAAATTTGACGACTTCATGTCTTTTGATGAATTTAAAGAAAAAGTCGGCGATCGGGATATTGTAGAAATTGAATCCTCTGAAATGGAAGTTGATCGTCGCTCTACAGGAGGTTCAAGAATGACCGATAAACAAAAGAAATTTGCTGCTTTAGCGGAACCAAAAGACGAAATTACCTTTGCAGATAGAATCGTAGGTGCTACAAACAAAAATAATAAAGTAAGAAAAGCTAAACACGGCGCATACGGTGGTGGAGATTATGGCGGTGACGAAGTAATGGCGTCTGGTTCATGTAAAGGTACTGGTGCGGCGATTAGAGGTACAAAATTTATCGGGGTACGATAATGGATCTAATCACCTATTTATTAGGTAAAATCGAGAAAAGACAAGCAGAAATTAGTGAAACGCTAATGTCTAATGGTGTTGCTGATTTCCAGCAGTACCAATTTTATATGGGTCAAGTTTCTGCTCTTGGCGATATAGAACAAGTTTTAACTGAAACCCGTAATCGTATGGAGACTGCTGACGATGACTAAAAGGTTATTCGTTCCTGACCACATAATCGAGGAACGCCGAGCCGCTAAAGAAGCGGAATCGCAAAAGAAAAAAGATTTATTAAATCCTTCTACTTTTGCCTTACCTAATGAAGTAGACGAAAAAGCCTCTGCGCTTGATCGTCTTCCGAAACCTACAGGTTGGCGTATCCTTATTCTACCTTATGTGTTGCCTCAAACAACAAAAGGCGGTGTTATTATTTCTGATGAAACGCGAGAGCGTAATCAGTTAGCAACGACCGTTGGTTATGTTGTAAGTCTTGGACCTGACGCTTATAAAGATGAAGCGAAATTTCCTGATGGTCCTTGGTGTAAAGAAGGCGACTGGGTAATGTTTGGTCGCTATGCTGGTTCTCGTTTTAAAATTGACGGTGCTGAGCCCCGTCTTCTTAACGACGATGAAGTATTAGCTGTTATCAAAGACCCTCGTGATATTGTAGCAATTTAGGAGTTATAAATGACTGAAGAAAACGATCAAATCGAAGATCAAGAAATTGATATTGAAGTAGAGGAAGAAGAACAAGAACAAGAAGCAAAAGCTAGTTCTGACGATTCCTCTGAAGATAATGAACATGAACAGTATTCTGAAGGTGTAAAAAAGCGTATTGACCGTTTAACGTATAAGATGCGTGAAGCGGAGAGACGCGAACAAGCGGCTTTAGACTTTGCTAAAAAACTTAAAGAAGAAAATGAAAAACTTAACAAAAGTTATAATGAGGCTGGTTCTGCACTTATTTCAGAATCTTCTGGTCGAGTTAAAAGCCAATTAGCGGAAGCTAAACGTGCTGTTAAACTCGCTTACGAAGAAGGTGACTCTGAAGCTCTTGCGAATGCACAAGAGCTTGTCGCTAGACTTAGTGTAGAAAATGACCGTATTTCTCGTGAGGAAGCTCAGTACAAGAAAAAACTTGAAGAGCAACCAAAAGAAGAGATTTTCGTTCCTCAGAATCAAAATCAACAGCAACAACAACCAGTTAACCCTGACCCCCGTGCACAACGCTGGGCAGAAGAAAACGAATGGTTTGGAAAAGATGAAGCTATGACCTTTACAGCTTTTTCAATTCATCGTAAACTGATTGAGGAAGAAGGATACGATCCTTCTTCAAATGATTATTACGCAGAGATTGATAGTCGTATGCGTAATGAATTCCCTCATAAGTTTGAGGGCTCAACTTCTGGGAAACGGAGACCCGCCCAAACCGTTACCCCAGCAACGCGCAATATTAAAACTGGGCGCAAGACAGTTCGTTTGACTCAAAGTCAAGTGGCTATCGCTAAAAAACTAGGTGTTCCACTCGAGGAATACGCGAAACACGTGAAGGAGGCTTAAATCATGTCTGATATTAACAAGAGGACTCCACGTGCCGCCGAAACCCGCTCAAGGCAAGAGCGCAGAAAACCTTGGAAACCAGCTTCTTCCCTAGAAGCACCGACGCCACCTGAAGGCTATAAATTCAGATGGGTACGAACAGAAGTTCGAGGTCAGGAAGACCGTAAGAATGTTTCTGGTCGAATCCGTGAAGGATATGAACCTGTTCGCGCAGAAGATTATCCCGACTTCGATGCACCTACTATCGACGATGGTAAGCATGCAGGAGTTATCGGTGTTGGTGGGCTGATGTTGACGAAGGTGCCAGAAGAGATCGCTGAAAGTCGTTCTGAGTATTTTGAACAGCAAACTGCTGATCAAATGACAGCGGTAGACAACGATCTGATGAAGGAACAACACCCTTCCATGCCGATTTCTAAAGAACGGCAATCTCGTGTAACCTTTGGTGGTCCGAACACTAAGTAGGCCACTTTATTTTAACTTTTGTGATAAGGAGTAAGTCCCCATGGCAAATAACGACGCCGCTTTTGGTCTTAAACCTGTTCGTCACTTGGGTGGAGTAGCTAACTTCACCACTAACGAATATGTAATTGCGTCTGGTGCAACTGGTCCAATCTACTACGGCTCTCCAGTAATTATGGACGGCTCTAGTGGTGGCGACATTATCGTTGCAGCAACTGGTGCTACAGATATCGTTGGTGTGTTTGGTGGTTGTTCTTATACCGATCCGACGACTGGTAAACCAACTTGGAGCAATTATTATCCTGGCAGCATTGCTGCTTCAGATATCGTTGCTCAAATCTATGACGATCCAAAAATCGTTTTTGAAATTCAGTCTGCTGGTACTGCAACGCAAGCCGATGTAGGTGCTAACGCTGATATGACC